AGATGAGGAGGAATGTTTATCATGCGAAGCTTAAGTCCAATATTTGATGAGAGAACTTATTATAAACCATTCGAGTACCCTTGGGCATTTGATTATTATACTATACAAAATCAATTGCATTGGTTACCCGAAGATGTTCCTATGCATGAAGATGTAAAGGACTGGAATTCAAAGTTATCACCATCAGAAAAAAATTTACTAACACAAATATTTAGATTGTTCACACAATCAGATGTTGATGTTGGTGCAGGTTATTATGAAAAGTATATACCACTATTTAAGAAACCAGAATTAAGAATGATGATGGGTTCGTTTGCAAACATTGAATCTATTCATCAACATGCTTATTCTTTATTACTTGATACAGTAGGTATGCCCGAGTCCGAATACAAAGCATTCGCAAAGTATGAAGAGATGTCAGCTAAACATGATTACATACATAAGTTTAAAACTGGGGAAGTTAAAACAAAAAAAGATTTAAAGGATGTAGCTAAAGCTCTTGCAGTTTATTCTGGATTTACAGAAGGACTACAATTATTTTCTAGCTTTGCTATTCTTATTAACTTCCAAAGATTTAATAAGATGAAAGGTATGTGTAAGATTGTTGATTATAGTATTCGTGATGAGTCACTTCATGTTGAAGGTATGACTAAAGTATTTAGAACTCTTATTAAAGAGAACTTAAGTATATGGACAGACGAATTTAAAAAAGAACTATATGATATTTGTAGGGAAATGGTATCCCATGAAGATAAGTTTATCGAATTGGTATTTGAAATGGGGGATGTTCAAGGATTAACCTTGGAAGAAATGAAACAATATAATAGATATATTGCTGATAGAAGATTGTTACAACTAGGATTGAAACCTAATTTTGGAGTGAGTGATAATCCTCTTACTTGGTGGGATGAAGTTATTGGAGTTGAACACCAAAACTTTTTTGAAGGTAGGGCTTCAGCATATACTAAAGCAAGTGTAAAAGGAAATTGGTCTAATGTCTTTGACGATACCGAATAGTTTTATATATAAAATTTTTAATTTTTGTGAAGAATCTCTATATTCTTTAGCAGATATATTACATATTGGATATGAGTTATTAAATATAATTATATTTTTAATCTTGTATCCTTTATTAATAATAGTATTGCTTCTTAAAATTAAATCACAGAGGAAAAAAATATGGCATCTGGAAAAAGGGAAGCTACAATCTTTGCGTATAAAGTAATACTAGATAATAATGGTAAGCTTCTAACAGAAGTCACCTCATTACCTGTCAAAGATGAACAGCTTATGAAGAAAGCTTTCTCTAGGAGTAGAGAAGAGAGAATGTTTTATACTAGTCTTGTTAATGAAGTCACTAGAAGAGTACAACCAATACATGAATGGTTAGAAAAGTATTGTAAGAATATTATTTAGTTGCAATTTTCTTTGCTTAAATCTGCAGGAACTTCTTTAGTGAACCAAAACCAAGAAGAAATTTTTGTTCCTTCTTGAGTGTATGTACACTTCGGACCTACTGCACAAGCATTTAATCCAAACAATAACATTAATATTAATATTATTTTATACATTATTTTTTTCCATTTCTAAATATCTGTGTACCTTTTATACCATAGATACTCGCCACGACAAGAATCCACAAATTTGTGAACCAACTCGGAAGTTGTTGAAACTGTTCGAAGAATTCTTTTATCTTTGCAGACGCAGTTGGGTCTTCGCTGAAGACTCCATATGCAATCACTAATATGGGCAAAGTTAACACGACCAAAACGAACTCGTCTTTCCAGTCCGCCTGTCTTGCTTCTAATAATTTTCCTTGATACTCTGTCTCACCTCTAGCCATCTTTGCCGCATGGTGATGTTGTGCATCTGCCATCATCATCTTTGTTTCTTGTCTCTTCTTAAAGATGTGCGTACCTGCTTGAAGTGCAACCTTTGCTAAACTAAACCAAGCCATATTAGAATATCCAATTAATTATAGACAATACTACTACAGCACCAACAAAAGAAACAAGCATCTTTCCTCTTTTAGAAAGCATACTCCATTTACTTTTAACTGGACTCCAGTATCCTTTTACTTTATCCATTATATCTGGTAATGTCATATTAGTTTCCTACCTTTCCGCCTTTGTTAAATACTTTTATTACAATTTTATCTGGACCTTCAATTTTTAAAGGTGACATTTTTTCAAATTTATTTTTAAATGACTTAAAGAAACTATTCTTTACTTCATTCTTTTTAGTTTTCTGTGCGGGTACATCAATGTGACCTTTTACATGTGCCATAGTTTCTCCTGTTATTGTTATTGTTAATATTAATATTAATAAAAATTTCATTTTTAATAGGGGGCTTTGACACCCCCTACCTGTTACTATTTTATTTTAATTGTTCTAGGTTTCTTTTCATCTGGTAGATTTAATTTCATATCTACTGTCAGAACTCCATCCTTTAGTTTTGCATCTTGTACTTCAAGATGTTCAACCAATGTCCATTGTCTTTTGAATGCTCTCTTTGCAATTCCTTTATGAACATAACTATCATCTTCTTTGTCAGACGAACTAGCAGATACTGTTAAAGTGTTGTCATTCACTTCAACCTTAACATCATCTTTACTAAATCCTGCCAAAGCCATATCAAGTTGGTACTTATCTTTCCCAACCTTCTTTATGTTATAAGGTGGATAGTTTGGTATGTCATTAACATACTTAGACATTGACGAGAGTTGGTCGAATATATCATCAAATCCAACTGTCAAGTTTTTGAATGGGTCAAAGACCCTAGTAGGTAGGTTTATCATAGTTGCTCCTTTCGTTTAAGCGAGTTGTTATTAATACAGGATACTACCTATAGCTATCCCATACTCCTATATTATACACCTTGGTAGAGATTTTGTCAACCCCTATTTTTGTCAAGTAATCCGCCCCTTTTAAAGCTTTTTGAAATTCTCAATGTCTTGTCAATGTTACCATCTTCAGTTAATTGTCCTCCTACATTAACCTTATATCCAGTATTACCTATGTCGATACCTTTTGTTATCGAACCAGTTAATAAACCTTCGTCTAAATTATACGAAGCATTACCTTCCCATCCTTTTACATTTTCAAAATCTATATTAACAGATGAACCTATTTCTCCAAAATTTTTAAGGTCTGTATTACCAGAAAGATATGCTTTACTTTTCCAGTTATTAGGAGATTCTACTTGATATCCTACTGTTGCTTCAGCACCTATATTTTTATTTAAGATTGATTCAGTAGATACTGGATTATCTATTTCAGTTTTTACAAATGGTCCATGTTTTAATTTACTATTACCCCTATAAGTGCCAACTGGATAAACAACAGATTCAATGGGTTTAGCATCAAAATCCATTGTGTCCCAACTATCATCATTATAAACATCAGTAGTTTTATTTCCTTTTAATTCTGATGTATCACGACTACCTAAAGTATCGAAAAATTTTTCTAATGTACTTTTAGATTTTACTTTTCTATCTCGTCTGTCATCTCTATTAGTATCTTGTACTGTTTTTATTTTTCGTTTAGTCTTTGTATTGCTCTTACTATTTTTATTAGTATTATTATTGTTATTATTATTATTGCTACTACTTCCCCCATTGCCGCCCCCTATTTTAGAATGTGTAACTACTCCTCCTGCACCCGGATTATAACTTCTACTCCAACTACCACTACCACCAACACTACTTGATGAACTAGATTTATAACCACCTGCATGTGGATTACCACCTCGCCAAAATTTTTGTCTGATTACTCCGCCTTTACTTTTCTTTCTACTATCTAAGTAAAGTTGTTTTCCCGGACCTGCAATAAATTCATCAAAACTCATCCAAGTATCGTATCCACCTTTACCATCAAAATAATAATTTCTCATCCATGCTACACTAGGAGTATCACCTTTAGCCATTTTTATAATACCACCTTTAGATTTCTTAGCAAGTTTAATTTCTTTATCTTGATTAAGCCAACCAAGGTTAAGAGTTACTGTTGGACCAGACTCTTCTGAAATTGCTGCTCCTTTAGTATGTGTAATTAATTTTCTAATTTTTTTAATTACAGTTCCTTCACTTTTATTAGCATTATTATAATTATATTTTTCAGATATAAAATATCCATTCTCATTTTGTTGAATACTAAATCCACCAACACTAAATATAGCTTTCATTACTGGGTCTGTTGCCATATCGTAAGCTAATTTAGCATTAGAGATAATAAAATTACTTCCATAAGCTTCATTAACTCTGTCTTCTAATTTTAATTTTTCTTCTTTAGTAAATCTTTTTCCATCTACATTTTTATATTCTCCAACTAAAGCAACTGCATCTACACCTCTACTATTTAAAGGATAATCTGAATAATGTACCCAATCTCTTCCATCTGCTATAGCATTTGCTGCAGCTATTTGTAAAACTTTAAGTGTTTCTTTATCATAATCTTTATTAGTAAAAGTTTTCTTACCACCAAACCAACTTGACCAAAAACTATTAGCAAGTAATTTATAAGGTGCAGACCAACTAACTCCAGTATTGTCAATTTTTTTAAGACTATCAGTTTCATCTATTTCAAAATTTTCAATAACTTGTGAAACTTCCTCAACTTCTGAATTTTCAGCAGCTTCGGCTTTACTAAACAAACTAAACCCATCATCTTTTTTAGCTTCAAGTATAGGTTTATTTTTAGGAACAATTATATTTTCTTTTTTAAGTATAGGTTTCTTTTCAGGAACAATTATATTTTCTTCTTTAAGTATAGGTTTTTCTTTTACTTCAACTTTAACTGGAGGTTCTTCATTACCTAAGAAAGCTTGATACTCTTCATCTGTTTCATCTGCTCTTCTTGTATTATATAAATTACCTTGCCATTCAAATGTACCTAGATTGTTTGCTCTTGCTTCAGCAAAGGCATCACCAAATCCACCTGTACTAAAAAGTTTTCTATTAAATTCTATATCTTTTTTTAATTCATTAACTAATGCAGTATTACCTACTGTCACATATTGTCCAGTATTATATTTTTTTCTTGAAACAAAACCACCATCAGCAAATTTTATTTCTGTCTTAGAAGGAACACCTACTTCTCCACCTTTTCCACCTTTAGGAAACCAATTTCTTCTAACCCATTCTCTCCATTCTGGAAATGGTGCTATTTTTTTATTTAATATATCCCATGCTCTATCTGGTTTTCCCATTCCAAAAGATATTAACATATCAGCGATAGATGTACCCATTTGAAACATAGGAGCAAAGGCATAAAATTCTCCACTCTTAGAACCCGGACCTGCAAATCTATTATAAAATAAATCACTTAACCATCCCGGCATACCAGATAGTTGCCATGATTTTGCTGCAAGTTCTCCACTATTATATTCATAGTCAGTAATTACATCACCATGTTTTGCAAATTCTCTAAATTGTTGAATACCTGCATAAACAGGAATAACAGCAAGAGTTTTAATAAGAGTTCTTGCTTCTCCATTTTCTATTCTTTTTAATATTTGATTTGTAGATGAAGACTTAGCTTGAACCCAAGATAAAAATTGACCCATTGCTCTTATCCAAGGTGTTTTACTTTGTGTAAATAATAATCTGTTATGTGGTTGAGGTATTAATGCATCTCTATTAGCTGCTTCCCATCCTCCTTTATTTAAAAATCTCA